GGCGCAGCCGGAACCCCTGGTTGCTGGTGCTGAATCAGGCAGATGCGCAGGTGCAGCGGTACGGGGCGCGGTTCGGGCTGACGCCGTCGGATCGCGCGCAGCTCAGCGGTGGGGACGGGCGTAGTGACCCGACGGAAGATCTCCTCACCAGCTGAGTTCGTCCCGGATCATCACAAGCGCTGGCGGCCGCGCAACCGGCGCGGGCCGGTGTGCGGCTACACCTTCCGGGACAAGACTTGTGGGCGCCGAGCCGCGCATTACTGTGAACCGCGCGCTGACCGGGCGGTGCGTTTCCCGGCGGAGCTGTTGCGCCACATCAAGGGCCCGTACCGGCGGAAGCCTTTTGAGCTGCGGCCGTGGCAGGAACACGAGATTGTCCGGCCGCTGTTCGGCGAGGTCATCTGGTCAACCGAGTGGGGCCGTTATGTGCGCCGATACCGGCGGGCGTTCATTATCGTGGCCCGTAAGAACGGCAAGAGCGAATTGGCGGCGGCGATTCAGCTGATGTTGTTCATCGGCGACGATGAGGAAGCCGCCGAGGTGTACAACGCGGCGAAGGACACCAAGCAGGCGGAGAAGGTGTTCGGGCCGGCGCTGCGAATGGTTCAGCTGTCTCCGGTGCTTTCTCGGCGGCTGAAGTATTTCAAGAACGAGCGGCGACTCGTCGATGAGAAGTCGAGCAGCATTTACGAGGTCATCACCGCTGACGCCAAGGGCGAGCTGGGGCACAATCCGCACGGGTTCAACCTCGACGAGGTGCTCTCGCAGCCGGACGGTTCGCTGTGGGAAGCGATGGACACCGCCGACGGCGCGCGTGAGCAGGAGCTGCTGTTCGCCACGTCGACAGAGACTGACGAGCCGGTGTCCTTCGGCGCGAACCTGATCGATGAGGCGGAGAAGATCCAGGAGAACCCCGCCCGCGCCCCGCACGTTTTCACGTTCGTCCGGAAGATCCCGAGGACGCAGGATGAGCTCGATCGGCTGCGCCGGGTGTTCCGCGGGCATCCGCATCTTCCGGTGAGCACCGACGTCTACGACGAGCGGAACTGGAAATGGGCGAACCCGGCGCTGGACGAGTTCAAGTCGCGGGACGCGTTGCGTCGCCACGCGTTGGCCGCGGCCGGCAATCCGGCCCGGGACAAGGCGTTCCGGCAGTTCCAGGGCAACCAGCGCGTCCAGTCGCTGTTCCGGTACATCGCGCTGGACCTGTGGGACGCCAACGCCGGCGAGATCGCGCTCACGCCGGACTGGCTGACGCCGCTGCTCGCGGGCCGACGGTGCTGGGGTGGCCTGGACCTGTCCAGCAAGCTCGACCTGACGGCCTGGTGTCTGCTGTTCGCCGACGGTTGGGTGCGTTGGCGGTTCTGGGTGCCGGAGGCCGTGGTCCCGCAGCTCGACGAGCACACCGATGGCCAGTTCAGCGCATGGTGTCAGGCCGGCTGGATCACCAGGACCGAGGGCGACACGATCGACTACGACGTGATCTACCGCGACATCCAGGCCGACAGCGATCAGTTCGCGATCGTGAACGCCACCTACGACAAGTGGTGCGGCGAGCCGGTGCGGCAGGAGATCGTGAAGCGGACCGGGCTGGAGATGTTCGAGTCGGGCACGACGTACGAGCGGATGACGCCGCCGATGAAGGAGTTCATGCGGCTGTTGAAGGGCCGCGAGCTCCGCCACGGTGGCAACCCGGTCGCGCGGTGGAACGCGGAGCACCTCAACGCGAAATCGCCGTCGGATGACCCGGACCGGATCCGGCCGGTGAAACCCGACCGGGACAAGGCCGGCAAGCGGATCGACGGCATGCCGGCGCTGTTCTTCGCGATCGACTCCCGGATGCGCGGCGTGCCGCCGCCCAGCGTCTACGAGCAGCGCGGCCTGACCGTCATCTGAGAGAGGCAGAGCATCGCATGGGGTCGAAAGCCTACGGCCTGATCCGGATCGGCGGCCCGATGCGGGTGTTCGCGGCGGAGCTTCTGGACTGGGTGACTCGCCGGGACGTCGACCGGTGGGACTGGACGTGCGTGATCGGCCTGGTCCTGTTCGGGGCGGGCCTGTGGCGCTGGTTCCACCTGGGTGTGGCCCTCACCGTGGTCGGCGGCCTGGTCCTGCTGCTCGGCGTCGCGGGCGCCCGCGGCGAGGAGCTCGCCACGCGCAAACCGAAGGGTGGCTGACGTGGGATTCATCCGTTCGGTGGCGCGCGGCACCATCAACGGATCTTCGGGGATCGCCACGCCGGAGAAGTGGGTCGAGGACTGGTTCCGCGGCGGCCCCGAAACCCCGTCCGGGGTGTGGGTCGATGAGGAGACGGCTCTGCACTACGCGCCGTTCTTCGCCGGCGTGCGGGTCATCTCCGAGGACGTCGGCGCGCTGCCGCTGCCGCTGTATGAGCGGCTCGAGCGGGGCAAGCGCCGCGCGACCGACCATCCGCTGTACTGGGTGCTGCATACCCAGCCGAACGACCTGATGACCAGTGTCGCGCTGCGGGAAACGATGCAGGGGCATGCGCTGGGCTGGGGCACCGGCTACGCGAACGTGGTGCGCAACGGCGCCGGCGACGTCGAGGAGCTGTGGCCGCTGCGCCCGGACCGCATCAAGCCCCAGCTGACCCGCACCGGGCCGGGGAAGCTGCGGCTGCTGTACCAGTACCGCGACGAGGTCAACGGGATCCGGGCGACGCTGTTCCCGGATGAGGTGCTTTCCGTCGGGGGCCTCGGCTACGACGGCATCCGTGGCTACTCGGTGGTCGCGATGGCACGCAACTCGATCGGGCTGGGCCTGGCGACTGAGCACTACGGCGGCGCGTTCTTCGGGAACGGTTCTCGCCCGGGCGGCGTGCTCGAGCATCCTGGCACCGTCTCGGACCTGGCGCGCAAGCGGATCAAGGCCGACTGGGAGGGCCTCCACAAGGGCCTGGACCGCGCCCAGCGCGTCGCGATCCTCGAAGAGGGCGTGAAGTGGCACCAGACCGGTATCCCCCCGGAGGACGCCCAGTTCCTGGAGACCCGCAAGCTTCAGGTCACGGAGATGGCCCGGTGGCTGCGGCTGCCGCCACACAAGATCGGCGACCTCGAGCGCGCCACGTTCTCCAACATCGAGAGCCAGCAGCTGGACTACGTCTCCACGGCGCTGATGATCTGGCTGGTGCGCTGGGAACAGGCCATCATCACGCGCCTGCTGACCCCGCCTGAGCGGCGCGTGTTCTTCGCCGAACACGTCGTCGACGGGCTGCTCCGCGGCGACACGATGTCGCGCTACCAGGCGTACGCGATCGGCCGGAACTGGGGCTGGCTCTCTGCTGACGATGTGCGGGCGAAGGAGAACATGAATCCGTTGCCGGACGGCCAGGGCGAGATCTACCTGGTGCCGATGAACACGGTGCCGGCCGCCGCGGTGACCGGCACCGATGGTCCGCCGCCGCAGCAGGAGTTCAGCGCATGACGGGCCGGGAGGAACACGCCGACGGCCGAGCGGCGGAGAAGTGCGCGGACTGCGTCGCCATCGCCAACGGCGAGTTCTCCGCGGTCGATGCGGCGGAGCACGCGGCCCGGCACCGCCGGCAGCAGGCGGCGTCGCCGCGGGACCGGCAGATCGAAGAGCCGAGGAGGGACAGATGAGCACGCGTCGGCGCGGCTACGCCCGGGCCTACATCGACCGGGACGCCACCAGCGACGACGGTCCGCTCCGGTTCGTCGCCGCCACGGAGGGCGAGAAGGGCGACGGCATCGACCTGCGGATGTCCGGCGCCCGGCTCGAGCGGTACCGGTCGAACCCGATCGTGGGCTACGGGCATCGGTACTTCGGCCGGGAGTCGTTGCCGATCGGCAAGTCCGACAGCACAACCGTCGACGGCAATCGGCTGCTGATGGATGTGACGTTCGACCGCAAGGACGAGTTCGCGAAGACGGTCGATCGCAAGTACCGCGACGGCTACCTGAACGCTGTGAGTATCGGCTTCGATGTGCTGACGTGGGAGGACCCGAAGTCGAGTTACTGGACCGGCGGGGTCGCCACCGAATGGGAGCTGTTCGAGCTGTCGGCGGTGCCCCTGCCGATGGACGCTGACGCCGTGGTGGAGTCCGGCCGCGCGTTCGACGATCAGCTGCTCGACACGCTCCGTGCCCAGCTCGACCGCATGGAACCCGGCGAGCTTGCCGGGCTGCTCCGCAAGCTGGCCGAGTCCGTCGATGCCCATGGCTCGAGGCGCACGGCTGATCCGGCGCAAGCGCCGGCCGTACCCGCATCGCGGCTCGTGGTGGCGCAGCGACGGCTGCGCCTGGCCACGCTCGGCACCTGAATCATCCTCTCGGACGTCCAACCCTGACGAGATCCTCGACCGGTCTCGTGTTGGCGGCTGCCCGTTGTGCATCCACACAGAAGGAAAGGAACAGGGCGTGGACATCAACGCCACGAAGCAGGAGCGCGCGAAGCTCGCCAAGCAGGCCCGCGGCATCCTCGACGCCGCCCAGGCGGCCGGCCGTGACATCACCAGCGAGGAAGGAGCCGAGTTCGACCGGCTCATGGATCGGGCGGACACGCTCGAGAAGGACATCAAGCGGGAGGAGCGGGCCCGCGAACACGAACGGCAGGTCGCCGACAACGACTCTGGCCGCGGCGACGATGAGCCGAACGGCCCGGGCCGAACGGACGAGCAGAAGGCGCGGGAGGCGTTCCGCCGCTACATCCGCGACGGTCGCGCCGCGTTGACCGAGGCGGAGACGCGGGCGCTGAACATGGGTTCGGATCCCGAGGGCGGGTTCCTAGTCGCTCCGCAGCAGTTCGTGCAGGAACTGATCAAGGCCCTCGACGACGCGGTGCCGCTGCGGCCGCTCGCAACGACGATGACCCTGACGACGGGCGAGTCGCTCGGCGTGCCGGCGCTGGACACGGACCTGAACGACGCCGACTGGACCAGCGAGGTCGCCACCGGCGCCCAGGACGACGCGATGCGGTTCGGGAAGCGGGAACTGCGGCCGCATCCGCTGGCGAAGCGGGTGAAGGTGTCCCGCACGCTGCTGCGGCGGGCGACGATGGACCCGGAGGACATCGTCCGGGACCGGCTGAAGTACAAGTTCGCCGTCACGCAGGAGAAGGCGTTCATGACCGGCGACGGCAACGAGAAGCCCCTCGGTGTCTTCACCGCCAGCACGCAGGGCATCTCCACGGGCCGCGACGTCACGTTCGGCGCGACCGGCGCGATTCCGCTGACCGCGGCGAGCGCGGACCAGCTGATCGACGCGAAGTACACCCTGAAGGCGGCGTACTGGCCGCGGTCGCGGTGGCTGTTCCACCGCGATCTGGTTCGGACGATCCGCAAGTTCAAGGACTCGCAGAACCAGTACCTGTGGCAGCCGGGCATGGCCTCGGATCGACCGGACACCATCCTCGACCTGCCGTTCCTGGTGTCGGAGTTCGCCCCGAACACGGTCAGCGCCAACCAGTACGTCGGGATGCTCGCCGACTGGTCCTTCTACTGGATCGCCGACGCCCTGGACATGGAGATCCAGCGGCTGGTGGAGCTGTATGCGGAAACGAACCAGGTCGGCTTCATCGCGCGGCAGGAGACCGACGCCATGCCGGTGCTGGAGGAGGCTTTCGTCCGGCTGAAGGTCCCGGCCTGATCACGACTCGGCTCACGCCACAGGAGAGGACAGCCCAGCAATGAGCACGGATCTGAAGAACAGCATCGCGGTCGCGTCGTCGCTGCGTCCGGCCTCACGCACCGCTGCCGTGAACGGCACCGGCGTGGACCGGGCCGGCTTCGAGGCCTCGGTCGTCATCCTGGACCTCGGCGCGATCGGCGGCACCACCCCGTCGTTCACGTTCGAGGTTCAGGAGTCGACGGACAACTCGGTGTTCACGGCTGTGGCCGCGGCCGATCTCGACGGCGGGCAGCCGGCGGCGTTCACCACCGGCGACTCGGTCACCGAGATCGGCTACCGCGGCGTGAAGCGGTATCTGCGGGTGGCGATCACCGCCGTGTCCGGTACGACTCCGACGCTACTGTGCTCGGCCACAGTCGTCCGCGGCAAGGCCCGCAAGCTGCCCGTCTGACCGATGCCTCCCCGGTGAGCGACGTCGAGCCGATCGACATCGGTCACGGCGTCGTCATCGAGCTCACCGGGTGGTACGGGCATGACGGCGTCTACGGCCTGCGGGAGTCCCACGATCGGCCGGACGGCGCCGGTCGCTGTGAGGGCGGGCTGATGTTCGACCTGCCGGGTGTTCGCGAGGCGTTCCCCGGCCGCGATCTGTGGACCGTCGAGTCGTGGGAGCCGCTGACGTTGTCCCCGTCGCTGCTGTGCTCGGTCTGCGGCCACCACGGCTTCATCCGTAACGGCACCTGGGTGCCGGCATGAATACAGAGAAGGGACGCACGTCGCTATGCGCGTGATCATGAAGACTCGCTACGCCACTCCGGAGTTCAGCGCCGAGCCGGGGCAGACGCTGGACCTGCCGCGCGAGGAGGCTCTGTACCTGGTGGACACCCGGCAGGCGGTGTTGGAGAACGAGGATCCGGCGACCGGCGGGACACGTAAGCGGCGCCCCCGACGTAGCAGCCCGGCGGAGCCCGGCGGTGGCGCCGAGGGCGAGACCGGCGGCGCCGACGGCGCGGGTGACCCTGACGGGTCCTGATGACGATCGACGTCGGCGACGTCTACCGCGCCACCCACGACTGCGTCGACGCCGCCGGCGCCCTGGCCAACGCGGCCACCGTCACGCTGACCGTCACTCTGCCCGACCAGACCACGACGTCCCCCGCGGTCACGAACCCGCCGGCGCAGACCGGGAAGTACCTCGTCGACGTCGCCATGTCGCAGGAGGGCCTGTACAAGTTCGACTGGGTGACGACGGCGCCGGCAACCAGGGGTGTGTACTGGGAAGAGGCGCGGCTTCTCCGCAGCATGCTGTCCCTGACCACCGGCAAGAACCACCTGAACATTCCTCTGTCGACGACGACGGACGACGAGGAGCTGCGTTTCTATCTCGAGGTCGTGACGGAGATCGTGGAGTCGTTCGTCGGCGCCTGCGTCACCGCTTCGGTCACCGAGGAGATCAGCGCCGGCACCGACATCCTGGTGCTGTCCCGCCTCCCGGTGCTGTCGGTGGCGTCGGTGGCGTCGGTGTGGACCGGGGGGGCGTCGTACGCGACCGCCGACCTGAAGGTCGACAAGGAGGCGGGCCTGCTGCGCCGCGCGCTCAGGGGCGCGCATTTCAGCGACGGCCCGTGGACCGCCACCTACACCGTCGGCCGGGTCAGGATGCCCGCGAAGTTCGTGCAGGCCGCGAAGGAGATGCTGCGGCACCTGTGGGACACCCAGCGCGGCGGTGAGGAGCCGGGCCCGGTGACGGGTGACGACGATGAGCCGTACGTGCACCGGGCGACGGGCTACTCGATCCCGCGGCGGGTGATCGAGCTGCTGGAGAAGGACCAGGTGCCGAGGAGGTCGGGCTAGTGCCCAGCGCGCAGACCTCGGCGATCCCGGCGACGATCGATGCGCTGGTGGCGCTGCTGCGGGCGGCGCCGGCGCTCGCCGGGGTGACGGTGGTCGATGGCAAGCGGGCGGGCACCGCCAGTTCCGACAAGGACCGGTTGTTCATCGGGGCCAGCCCCGATGATGAGCCGGCCGTGACCGGGACGCAGGACTGGGCCGGTTCACCAGGCCAGGAACGGGACGAGACGTTCGATGTGATGTGCGCGGCGGAGTCGTGGACCGGGGACACCGACGTCAAGGCCCGTCGGGACCGGGCGTTCGCGATCGTCGCCGCCGTCGAGCAGCTGCTGCGCCCGGGCGCGACGGGTTCGAACTTCTCGCTGGGCGTGGCGACTCTGCTGTGGGCGCACGTCTCCGGGTCGATAGGCCTGTCGTATCAGCAGACCAAACGCGGAGTGGTTGCCCAGGTGCGGTTCATGGTTCGGGTCCGCGCACGACTCGATCTGATCTGAGAGGACGAAGGACGTGGGCCGGTTCCGCAACACGCTGGGTGAGCCGCGGCAGTTGCCGTGGCTGGGTGCCACGGTCGTCGAGGACGAGATCTTCATCGTCCCCGACGACCACGACGAGGCCTACGAGGCGGCCGGATTCGAACCGGTGGAGCAGGCACCGCGGCGTGCCCGGAAGGGTGATCTCTGATGACTGTCGGGTCGGGTGTTGGCGCGCAGATCGGGTTCGTGTCGGAGACCACGTACGGCACCTATTTGGCGCCGACGCGGTTCCTGCGGTTCCTGCAGGAGTCCCTCGACGACGCGCAGAAGGTGGAGCAGGCGAAGGGCCTGGCCGCGGGGCAGCTCCTCGAGCACAGCGACATGTACGCGATCACCACGAAGGGCGCCGGCGGCGACATCGAGTTCGAGGTGAAGAACCGCTGGATGGGGCACCTGCTGCAGGGCCTGATGGGCACGACGGTGACGCCGGTGCAGCAGGGCGCCACGGCGGCGTATCTGCAGACCCACGCGCTGGTCGACAATGCCGGGAAGTTCCTCACCCTTCAGAAGGGCGTGCCGGATCTGACGGGCACCGCCCGCCCGTACACGTATCTGGGCTGCAAGGTCACCTCGGCGGAGTTCGAGTGCGGCATCGGCGAGCTGCTCAAGGCGAAGTTCACCTTCGACTCCCGCGATGTGTCCGAGGCGCAGTCGCTGGTCGCGGCGACCTTCCCGACGAACCTCGCGCCGTTCCACTTCGCGCAGATGGGCTTCAAGCTGGGCGCTACGCCCGGCACGGAGGCCGCGGTCAGCGGCGTGCGGAAGGTGCAGCTGAAGATCGAGCGCGGCGTCGCCGACGACCTGTACTACGCGAACGCCGCGGGCCTGAAGGACGAGCCGGTCGCGAACGAGCGGGTGAAGATCAGCGGCACGATCGAGACCGACTACAAGGACAAGACGGTGTTCGCCGACCGGGCCCGCTCCCAGGTGCATCCGGCGCTGATCTGGGAGTTCATCGGACCACTGATCGAGACCCCGCACACGGAGCGGCTGACGTTCAAGCTGCCGGTGACCCGGCTCGAACCGAAGTCGCCGACGGTGGGCGGGCCCGAGGTGATCCGGCCCTCGTTCAACTTCGTCGTGCTGACCGACGGCACGAACAATCCGTCGATCGAGTACATGTCCAGGGACACGACGCTCTGATGCTGGACGTCGATCTGCTCCCGTCGGCCGGCGCGGACCGGCTGGAGCAGGTGATCAGAGCGATGCGCGACGCCGGCCACGGCGATCTGCGCCGCGAGACGCTCCGGGCGATCCGCACGGAGTCCAAGCCGATCATCGAGGCGCTGCGGGCCGCGGTGATGGGGATCGACTCGCGCGGCGTGGGCGGATCGCGGCGCCGTTCGGGCGCGCGCCGGCGGGCCGCGCACACGGTGGCCCGGCAGCGTCGCCGCAACGTGGCCCGGGCGGTGGCCGGCGCTGGGCTGCGCTCGACGATCAGGCGCGCGATCACGCTGAAGATCCGCACGTCGGGTCGCAACACCGGTGTGTCGATCGTGATCGACCACAGGAAGCTGCCGGACAGCCAGAGGAGCCTGCCCCGGCATCTGGATGATCCGCGCGGGTGGCGGCATCCGGTGTTCGGCACCGACACGTGGGTCACGCAGTACGGCGAGCCGTGGTGGGACGCCACGATCCGCGAACACGTGGACGATGTGCGCCGCGGCATCGTCCGGGCCGTCGACCGGGTGTTCGCGAAGATGCAGTGAGGGAGCCCGCGTGTATCTGAGCTACCGCCCGGACGGCGGCGAGCCGCACCGGTGGAGTCTCGACTTCGGGAAGTTCCTCGACGTTGAGGCCGCCGCGATCGAGCGGGTCCTCGACATGCCGTGGGACGAGGCGATCAAGCGGCTGGTGAACGGATGGTTCGAGCCCCGCAAGGCGTTCGTGTGGATCCTGCTCAAACGCGAACAGCCGACGCTGCGCTACGGCCAGATGAAACTGCGGGTCGACCAGATCGAGGGCGGCTTCGACGACGAGGAGATCGACGACCTGGTCCGCACCGTGCGCACCAGTCCGCAGCGTTTCGCCGACATCACCGACGACGAGCGCGCACAGCTGTGCGAGGTGCTCGGCTGGACGGAGGACCAGTTCGACGCCGAGCTCGGCGCGGGAGTCGACTCGGAGCCCGGGGACCCAAAAGCACCGGAGACCACCCCGACCATCCCACTGTCCGGCGGCGAACCCGCCGCGCCTACTACCTGACGTACTACGCGGAGTTCTTCTCGCTCCACCCGTGGGACCTCGACCGCTTGACGGTGCAGGAGATGGACCGCTACACCGAGCGACTCGAGCGCAAGCTCAAGGACGGCTGCCGCTGCCGCGGCTGATCACCGATCCCGGGGGGTGAGCGGCCGTGACGACGATGGCGTGGAACCTGCTGGTGAGGGACCAGGGCGCTTCCCGGACGTTCGATCACGTCAGTGACCGCGCTGATCATCTGCACAACCGGATGAGCCGGTTCTCCGCCGGCGCCGGGGTGGCGATGCGCCGCGGCGGCGCGGCGATCGCCGCGTTCGGCCGGGTCGCCGGCAGCGGGATGGCCGCGGTGGGTGCCGCCGCGGTCGCTTCGGGCGCGATCGTCGGGAAGAGCCTGTTCAACACGGCGGTGTCGGTCGAGGCGATGGGCAACAAGTCGAGGCTGGTGTTCGGGCAGTCGGAACGGATCGTGTCGGCGTGGGCGGGCCGCACCGCGGAGAAGCTGGGCCTGACCCGCACCCAGGCCAAGGCGATGGCGTCCTCGTTCGGCGACATCCTGACCCCGATGGGTTTCACCCAGCGGTCCGCGGCGGGCCTCTCGACTCAGCTGTCCGACATGGTCGGTGCGTTCGTGCAGTGGAGCAACGGAACCGCGGACGCCTCCAATGTGGCCGACGCGTTCGCCGACGCGCTGACCGGCGACTTCGAGTCCCTGAAGCAGTACGGCGTCGTGCTCGATCAGGACCGTGTGCAGGCGCTGATGGCCGCGAAGGGCCTGGGGCATCTGACCGGCGCGGCCCGGTCGCAGGCCGAGGCGCAGGTGGCGCTCGCCGAGATCATGCGCCAGTCGAAGACGGCGATGCAGTCCTTCGAGGGCGGCGCGAACAAGCTGGGGCTGGCCAAGCAGCGCCTGAAGGCCCGCTTCGGTGAGCTGAAGGAGTCGCTGGCGACGTCGTTGATCCCGTCGTTCGAGCGTGGCACGACGTGGCTGGCCGATCGGCTGACGCCGGCGGCGGGCCGGTTGAGCGCGTGGGTGAAGACCGAGGGTGTGCCGGCGTTCCGGTCCTTCGCCGGCTTCGTCAATCAGCAGCTGGTGCCGCGGGTGAAGGAGCTGTGGCACCTGTTCGAGTCCAAGGGTCTGCCGGTGCTGCGCCGGGTCACGAAGGACGCCCTGGGTGGTCTGATGAGCGCGTTCCGCGACGTGCGGGCCGCGGTCGAGCGGAACCGGCCGACGATCGAGCAGCTGTGGGCCGCCTACAAGAAGTTCGCCGACTTCATGATCACGAAGGTGTGGCCGCTGCTGGGGCCGATCCTGCACGGCGTGTTCCGCACCCTCGGCTTCGTGATCTCCACCTCGATCCAGCAGGTGTCCAACCTGGTGCGGATCTGGAACATCTACTACGCGACGACCCGCACGGTGCTGGCCGCGGTGGTCCGCTACTTCATGTCCTATGTGGGCAGCATCGTCACCGGCGCGGCCAAGGCGTTCGCCTGGGTGCCGGGGCTGGGTCCGAAGCTCGCGACGGCCGCGCAGAAATTCGGCGAGTTCCGCGACCGCACGAACCGGGCACTGTCCGGGATCAGCGACCGGAACGTGAACGTCGGGCTGAAGGTCAACCTGCGGTTCGGGTCGGCGGACGCCGCGGAGGCCTGGAGGATGCGGGGCCACGGCGGCGACGTGACGATCGGCGCGCCGCCGGCCAGCGCCGGCCCGGGCGGCTGGCCGCTGCCGGCCGGGTTCCGGCACATCACGAGCCCGTTCGGGGCGCGCCGCGGCCGCGGCATCCACCGCGGCACGGACATCGCCGCGCCGACCGGAACCCCGGTGTACGCGACCCTGTCCGGCCGGGTGATCCAGGCCGGGTGGGCGGGGTCGGCGGGCAACATGGTCTCCATCGCTGCCGGCAACATGGTGCACCGCTTCATGCACCTGTCGCGGGTGCTGGCCCGGGCCGGCTCCACTGTGGGGGCGCGGCAGCAGATCGGCGCGGTGGGCTCCACCGGGCAGTCGACGGGCCCGCACCTGCACTGGCAGGTGGAGCGCGGCGGCTTCGCGATCAACCCGATGGGCCGGCGGGCGCTCGGCGGGCCGGCGCACGCGCACCGCTCCTACCTTCTCGGCGAGTGGGGTGAGCCGGAGATCCTCACGATGGGCGCCCGCTCGGGGCACCTGACGCCGATCTCGAAGCTCGGCCAGCCGGCCGCCGCACCCGTCATGGCCTCGTCGCCGGCCGACGACGGCCGGCCGATCATCGTGCAGCTGATCCTCGACGGCAAGGCGATCCACCAGTCGATGCTCAGGCTCAAGACTGCCCGCGGCGGCGCGGCCCTCGGATTGGACTGAGGCGTGCTGACGTCGACGAGCGTGCGGGTCGCGTTCGCCAGCCAGCCACTGTCGACCAGCCCGGTGTGGACGGACATCACGTCCAGGGTGCTGCTCGGCAAGGGCGTCCGCATCACCCGGGGCCGTAACGACGAGTTCGTCCGCGCGGAGCCCGGCTCCGCGGAGCTGTGGCTGAACAACACCGGCGGCGAGTTCACCTCCACGAACGCCGCCTCGCCCTACTTCCCGAACGTCCGGAAGAACCGGCTCATCCAGATCCGCCAGCACGTCACGGCGAAGAACTGGGTCGACACCGCCTCGTCGAGCTTCGAGACGTCGCTCGGCTCGTGGGTGACCGGCGGGTCGGTGCCGCCGACCCTGGTCCGGGAGCAGCTGCATCCGCAGGACGGCACCTGGGCGATGCGCATCGACTGGGGCGTCGGCGGGGTGCTGCCGCTCGCCGACGTGCCGGTGCTGGGGCTGCAGAAGGGCCTGACGTACACGGCCTCGGCGTACGTCTGGGTGCCGACCGGCTCGCCCGCGGTGCTGCTCGTCATCGCCGGTGTCCAGCTCGGTGGGGCGTCGACCCAGTTCGACACGCTGCAGCGGATCACGGTGACGTTCGTCGCGACCGGCAACGAGCACCACATCCAGGTGTGGCCGAACAGTGTGCCCTCCGACGCGGGCCGCAAGGTGTGGGTGGATGCGGTGCAGCTCGAGGACGGCGCCTCGGCGACGACGTACGACCCGGCCGGCCGCGACGACTACGACCGCTACACCGGGCACGTGAACGGCTGGCCGGTGGCGTGGCCGGGTGGCGGCCGCTACACCGAGGCGCGGATCACCGCGACCGACCGGTTCAAGCTGCTGAGCCGCCGCCGCGACCTGCGCTCGTTCGTCGAGGAGGAGGTGCTCGAGGAGAGCCTCCTGTGGGCGTATTGGCCGTTGGGTGAGCCGGATGGTGTGACCAGCGCCGGCGACGTCACAGGCCGTTCCGTGCAGTCGCTGCGGCAGCAGCAGACCGGCGCCGGCGGCACGATCGCCTGGGCCACCGGTGTGGGCCCGGGCACCGACGGGCTGGGGGCGCCGGATTTCGCGCCGGCCAGCTCGACCGCGGGGAAGTGGCTCAAGGCCACCGGTCTCGATCCGATCGGGCTCGGCAACCAGGTCAGCGTCGAGGCGTGGCTGAAGGTCGATGTGAACCAGCGGCCGATGATCGAGCTGACCGACGGCGGCACCTACTTCTTCCGGCTGGACACCGACGCCTCCGGCAAGCTGCGGATCTCCGCGATCCGGGAGGGCGTCACCCAGGGCACCTCGACCGCGAGCGGCCTGGCGGCCCTCACCGACGGAAACACCCATCACGTCGCGGTGACCGTGAACGCGGACACCTCGGCGCTCGTCGCCTACGTCGACGGCAGCTCGGCGAGCCTGACCTGGATCAACGAGTGGAACCAGTTCGTGAAGCACGTCCAGGTCGCCGGCAACACCGTCAACGTGTACGACGGGGTGATCGCGCACGTCGCGGTGTACCGGAAGGTGCTGTCCTCGGGCAGCGTCACCGCGCACCGCGACGTCGGGCTGGCCGCCGGAACCTGGGCCAGCGAGTCAAGCGGCAACCGGTTCCTGCGCCTGGCCGGCTACGCGGGCCTGGCCGGGCTCGCCACGGTCCAGGGCACGTCGCTGAGCAACATCTCGGGGCAGGCCGAGGGCGGCAAGGACTGGATGACGACGATGCGGGACGTCGAGGACACCGAGTCGGGCCTGTTCCTCATCAGCCGCTCCGGCAACCCGGTGTTCCAGACCCGCCAGTTCCGCTACAACGCGACCTCGGCGTGGAGTGTCGCCGCGACCCGGATCAGCCCGGATTCGGAGTTCGTCGACGACGATCAGAAGCTCGTCAACTCGGTGGGTGCGCGCCGGCCGGACGGCGTGGAGCAGTGGGTCCGTAACCAGTCGAGCTATGACGAGCACGGCGCCTACGAGAAACGCATCGACGGCCTGTGGACGACCGATGATGAGGCGATCAACGCCGGCCAGTGGCTGACCCAACGCTACGGGGATCCGGGCCCGCGGATGAATCGGCTCGCGATCGAGAACATCAACACGTTGAGCAACTACAAGGCGATTCTGGCGTCGGACATCTCGAGCCTGTTCACCGTGACTGGGCTGCCTTCGACTGCGCCTTCGGCGGCGCCGGTGCTTTTCGTCGAGGGGTACACCGAGGTGCTCGGCGTCAATAAGCACGATATCGAGATCAACACGAGTCCGAACCTGGACACGGTGTGGCAGCTCGATTCCTCGGTCTATTCGGTCCTCGGGTCGACGACCCGGCTCGCCTACTGACGTGACGCGAGGAGGAGGGGAGAGTGTCGATGGTTGAGCTGCGGCCCGCCCGCCGCGTTGTGCGCGCCGAGGACTTCTACTCCCGTCCTCACATGCCCGCCGACATGCCGGTCGCCGAGCGGGTCCTCGACTACTGGGAGCGGCACAACCGGGTGCAGCTGCCGCGGCCCGACCAGACCGATGTGCTGCGCCCGGTCCTCGCCTACGTCAACCACGGCCGGTGGGTCGCTGACTGCGACTGCAACTCCGCGCAGGTCGTCTCGCCGGCCGACCCGCGGTTCCTGTGCCCGGAGTGCGTCAACGCCGTTTCGGGCGGCCGGTGGCGCCCGGTGCTGTTCCCGGCCGACCCTGCCGAGATCGAGGCGACGTTCGATGAGGCGACGCCGGACCGGCAGATCAACTGGCACCCGGATCCCAATAATCTGGTGTTCAACGACAGGGCGCCCTGATGGCGGCACCGAAGACGTGGACCGTCGGCGAGATCGTCACCGCGTCGATGGGAAACACGGAATGGCGCGATCAGCTCAATGCTTTGCGTCTCCCGCCGGTGGGCGTGTTCCGCCGCACCACGAACCAGTCGATCAACGATACTGCGTTCACGGCGATCAGCTGGGACGCCGAGGACAAGGATTCCCACAACGGGCACGACGGTGCGACCAACCCGAGCCGCTACACCGTCCAAGAGGCCGGCTGGTACGAGTGCTTCGCGACGATGCAGTGGGCCGGCAACGCAACCGGAGTTCGGGACCTGACGTTCCGGAAGAACGGCGTCGCCACGAACTATTTCCTCAACCACTTGGGGAACGTCCCGGCGGCGAACCACGGAATGGCCGTGGGCGGAGTGATCGGAACCTCGTTCGCCGTGAACGACTACATCGAGGTGTTCGTCCAGCAGACCAGCGGCGCCGCGCTGAACGTCGTCGCGAACACGGCCTGGTGGTCGGTGAAGTTGGCGTCGTACTGAGGACGAAGGGAAGCCGATGACTCGCCTGACGTGGCTCGCCGACGTACTTCGCGGCGCCGGCCTCACCGTGCACGAGGTCCCGGGCTGGCAGACCCGCGGCGCGCCCGGCTACGACCTGGACGCGATGGACCCGGTCGGGGTGATCTGCCATGCGACCGCCGGGTCGCGGACCGCGACCGACCAGGCGGAGGTCAACGTCCTGCTCAACGGCTCCTCCTCGGCGCCGCCACCGATCGCGCAGACCTACGTGGGCCGCAACGGGCACTGGTGGGTTGTGGCGGCCGGCGTGTGCAACCACGCCGGCTCCGGCGGGCTGTGGGGCGTCTCCGGGAACCGGCGGGTGATCGGCGTGGAGGCCGGCGACGATAACCGCGGCGAGCCCTGGCCCGTTGTACAGCTCGACGCCTACCAGCGTGGTGTGGCGGCGATGCTGCGCCACCTCGGCCTCACCGCGTCGCGGGCAGGCGCGCACCGGGAGTGGAACCCGGCCGGGAAGACGGACCCGGTCGGCATCGACATGGCGGCCTTCAGGGTGCGGGTTGCCCAGCTGATCGCCAGTGGAGGAGACGACATGTTCACCGACGACGACCGCGCCAAGCTGGTCAACATCCAGGGCCGCGTGGCCGAGGTGTACCCGATCAAGCAGGCGGTGCTGACCATCCTGGAGGCCGTGGGTCGCATCGACGAGATGGACGACGAGATCAAGGCTCGGTTGGATGCGACCCGCGCCGAGCTGCTCGCCGAGGTCGACCAGGTCGAGGAGCTACTCGCTGCGTTGGAGGCCGGCGACCCGGAGCAGCTGGCGCAGCGACTCGCCGCACTGCTCGGCGACAAGGTCACCGACGAGCTCCTCGCCGCGCTGACCCGGATCCGGATTGGCGTCGCCGATCCCGAGACGCCATCGACGCCCTGAAGGATCCCGCGCGCATGCCCGGCCGCCGGCACCCGCTCGCGATCTACCTGCTCGGTCTGTGCGTCACCGCCGGCGCCGGCAGCCTCGCCGGCCGCACTCAGCCGCAGGAGATCGAGGCGGCGCTGCCCGACTGCTGCTGCTACCCAGCAACCGGCGCGTCCTCATCGTCACCGCCGCGGAGAAGAACGTAGCCAGCTCGATGCAGCTGGTCGACCAGCTCCAGGAGGAAGTCAAAGCCGCCCGGAGCGAAACCTCGGAACTCCGCCGCGAGCTCGCCGAAGAACGGCGCCAAACCGCGCAGGAACTCCGCAGATCCATGGAACGCATCCACGCGCTCGAGCTGCAGAACATCGAGCTTGAGCGCAAAAACCGGGAGATGCAGATCCGCCTCGCGGAATGACGGATTGATGGAAGGAAACCTGCCATGTCGACCTCTTCCCCGCCGATAGAGCGGAAGGTGAAGGCAGCCACGATCGCGGTGTACATTGCGACGTCGGCGCTGCTCGGGATCCTGAACGGGGTCACCGACGCGAACCTGGTTGCTGGGCTGCCGGACTGGCTTGAGGTGTTCGTCGCGCCGCTGCTGCCGGCCGCCGCGGCGTGGATCGCCGGCTACCGCGCCAAGCACACGCCGCGGCCGGACCTCGGGGGCTGAGCGTGTACGGGGCGATCGTGATGGTGGCGGGGTTCCTGATCGCTGCGATCTTCGCCTTGGTCGGCGGTCGCCGAGGACCGCACGGCGGCCGCTCAGTGCCTGATCGCCGCGGCGGTGCTGATCGCCGGCGTGGGCATCGCCGGCCAGCCGGTGTTCTGACGACGACGCTGAGGAGAACCACGTGACCGTGATCGATGTCCCGACCGACTTCGGTGGCGCGCTTGAGCTGCTGCGCGCTGGCCATCGGGTGACCCGCACCGGCTGGCGCGTCCCGGGCAAGTGGCTCGTCCTCGTCCCCGGCTCGTCCATCACGATCACCGAGGGCCGCCCGCTCGGCGACGCCGCGCCCGAACTCGTCGGCCGGCAGGTCACCTACCGGGCGCACGTCGACATCTTCAACGCCGACGGTGAGGTGGTGCCGTGGGCGCCGTCGCAGTCGGACATCCTCGCCCGCGACTGGGTACCGGTCGACGGCCACATCAAAGGAGACAGCCCGTGACCATCCGCGCCAAGTTCCGCTGCAACACCGTCGAGCAGTCGACCAGCGGTCCGGTGCAGGTGATGCGCTACAACAGCAGTTCCGGCCAGTCGGAGCCGACCGACATGATGACGTGGCCGCGCACCTACCGGTTCTTCCCGAGCTATGACCCGGATGTGCCGGAGGATCAGCGCTACGCCGCGGCCACTCCGTCGGGTGAGCTCGTGCTGCGCGTCGACAACCCGGCGGTGAGCTTCGAGCCGGGCCGCTTCTACTACCTGGACTTCACGCTGGTCGAGTAACCTGAAATCCCCCTTGTGTAGCGTTCGCCCCGCCCCTCCAATGCGGAGGGGCGGGGCGTTCTCTGCTGTCCGGGGGTTCCCTACGGCCGGGGCGGCGTCGCGGGCCCGGGCGGCCGGCCGGGGCGCGCGGCGGCGTGCATGTCGGCGATCGCCGATTGGATGTACTCGTCACCGCGGAGGAAGCCGGCCGGCTCGGCCTGCGCTTCGATGGCGGTGAGGACACGGACGACGCGTTGCGCGCCCTCGAAGTGCGAGCAGGGCCACCGTGTGCCGGGTGGGCAGTGCCGG